ATAGGTCGGCCTTTAGCCACTGTTCCGTCACGGTCAATGAGGAAGTGATAGCCAATGTCCGACCACCCACGCTCATCCGTGTGCCACCGCTTAATCTCTTTCACCTTCTCTGCGGTAGGCTGATTGCTCCACCAGTCAGGGCGGGTGGCTGTGCAGTGGATCATGAAAGAACGAATTAAGAAATGGATGGCAGGCGATAAGTAATGGCCAAAGCCGCACGCAAGACAACTGTTGATGAAATCAGGGAAGCTGCTGAGGCTGACCTTGAGGTGTTCATCCGTCTTGTCGCCCCCACTGAGGTACTTGGCAACTGCCACCGTGACGTAATCAAGTGGTGGACCCGTCCTGACGCCAAGACCCACCAGCTCCTTCTGTTTCCTCGTGACCACGGCAAGTCCCGTCATGTGGCCTACCGGGTGGCGTGGGAACTCACCAAGGACCCCACCCTTCGTGTTCTCTATATTTCTGCCACCTCCAACCTAGCAGAGAAGCAGCTTAGCTTCATCAAGGGCATCCTCACGAGTGACATCTACCGCTACTACTGGCCTCAGCATGTGAATAAGGAAGAGGGCAAGAGGGCTAAGTGGACCTCAGGTGAAGTGGCCCTAGACCATCCTCTCCGTAAGATTGAGAACATCAGGGAGCCCTCCATCTTCACGGCTGGTCTCACCACCTCCATCACTGGCCTCCACTGTGACATTGCTGTGCTGGACGACGTGGTAGTGCAGGAGAACGCCTACAACGAAGAGGGACGAAACAAGGTGAGGGGCCAATACTCTCTCCTGTCGTCCATTGAAACAGCAGGTGCACAAGAGTGGGTAGTGGGTACGCGCTACCATCCTAAGGACCTCTACAACGACATGCTTACGATGATGGAGGACATCTACGATAAGGATGGAGACAAAGTTGCGGAGGAGCCCATCTACGAGGTGTACGAGCGTCCTGTGGAAAACATGGGGGACGGCACTGGACAGTTCCTGTGGCCTCGCCAGCAGCGTAAAGATGGTAAGTGGTTCGGGTTCAACCAACAGGTTCTTGCTAAGAAGAGGGGCCAGTACCTTGACCGAATGCAGTTCAGAGCCCAATACTATAATGACCCTTCTGACCCCGACTCCCGTCCAGTTGACTACTCTGCGTTTCAATACTTCGATAAGAAGTTTCTTACTCAGGAGCAAGGTTACTGGTATTATAAGAATAGGCGTCTGAATCTCATTGCCGCCATTGACTTTGCCTACTCTCTTCGTAAGACAGCAGACTACACGGCAGTGGTGGTTGTAGGTGTGGATGAAGATAACAACTACTACGTCCTAGACATTGACCGCTTCCGTACAGACAACATCAGCGACTACTTCAAGTCCATCCTGTCTTTGTCTAATCGCTGGGGCTTCAGGAAGCTGAGGGCAGAAGTTACGGCAGCCCAGTCGGCCATTGTCAAGAGCCTCAAGCAGGACTTCTTCGCCCCTCACGGTCTGACCATCAAGGTGGAGGAGGTGCGGCCCACACGGCACCAAGGCTCCAAGGAAGAACGCCTAGAGGCCATTCTTATTCCTCGCTACGACAATGGTCAAATCTACCACTACCGGGGTGGCAACACTCAGTACTTGGAAGAAGAACTTGTAACACGCAACCCCTCGCATGACGACGTTAAGGACGCCCTTGCCTCTGCCATTGAAGGAGCAGTGAAGCCAGCCTCCTCTGGTAGACGCAGGTCCCACAGCAATGTTGTCGTAAGTCATCCTCGTTTCGGCGGAGTCGCTAGATAATGAAGAAACCCACCCTTGATGTAGAACACCTTCTCACCCCTGACGGGTTGGGCACAGACATTGCGAGCAAGTGGAGTGACTGGAACTCTCTACGCTCCAAGTGGCTTGAGCAGAAGAAGGAGCTTCGCAACTACCTCTACGCTACGGACACCACCACAACGTCCAACAAGGCCCTGCCTTGGATGAACTCAACCACCACCCCGAAGCTCACGCAAATCTACGACAACCTGAAGGCCAACTACACAGCCGCCCTGTTCCCCAACTCCAACTGGATGCGGTGGGAAGCCGATGACCTAGACTCTGCCCGTAAGGATAAGGTGAAGGTCATTCAAGGCTACATGGAGAACAAGATCAGGCAGAGCCAGTTTGAGCTGGAGATGGACAAGCTGGTGGATGACTTCATCCTCTATGGTAATGCCTTTGCTTCTGTGTCGTACGAAGCTAACTACCATGACGTAGATGGTCTTACGGTGGCAGGCTACATTGGCCCCCGCCTCACCCGCATCAGCCCCAATGACATTGTGTTCAACCCGGCTGCCTCCGACTTCTCCAAGACTCCCAAGATTGTTCGTAGCTTGGTGGGCCTTGGCGAGCTTCGTCGTAGCATTGAGGATGGAGAGACTTGGAAGGAAGAAGTTTTCAAGCGTATGCTGTCCAACCGTTCAGAGATTAATGGAGGGGTGAGCACAGAGAAGAGTGAAGGCTTCATCGCTGATGGTTTCAGCTCCATTGAGCACTACTACGGCTCCAGCTATGTCGAACTCCTCACCTTCTACGGAGACATCTACGACACTGTAAACGACGAGCTGAAAGAGAACCGTATGATTACTGTGGTGGACCGGGCCTACGTCATCCGTGACGAACCCATTCCATCTTGGCTCGGACACGACCCCATCTTCCATGCCGGCTGGCGTAACCGTCCAGACAACCTTTATGCCATGGGTCCTCTGGATAATCTCGTTGGTCTCCAGTACCGGATTGACCACCTTGAGAACCTGAAGGCTGATGTCTTCGACCAGATTGCTCTCCCAATCCTCAAGGTTAAAGGAGACGTAGAAGATTTTGAGTATGGCCCTGCTGCCCGTATCTATCTGGGTGAAGAAGGGGACGTGGCGCCAATGGTGCCGGATGCCACAGCCCTGAATGCTGACATGCAAATCCAGCTCCTAGAGAATAAGATGGAGGAGCTTGCAGGCGCACCCCGTAAAGCAATGGGCATTCGTACCCCCGGAGAAAAGACTGCCTTCGAAGTGCAGCAACTCCAGACAGCAGCCTCCCGCATCTTCCAGCACAAGTCTGCCCAGTTTGAGAAAGAGTTTGTCGAGCCCATCCTCAATGCCATGCTGGAGGCAGCCCGTCGTCAGATGGACGTTGTAGACACCATTCGTGTCATTGACGATCCTACCGGAGTAGAGCTGTTCCGTCAGATCACCCGTGAAGACATTGTGGCCAAGGGCACCATCAAACCCATTGGTGCTCGCCACTTTGCAGAGCGTGCCCAGCGCGTACAGAACATCAACCAGCTCATGCAGTTTAAGCAGATGCCTGATGTTGGTGTGCACCTGTCAGGTAAGAAAGTGGCTGAGCTACTGGCTTACGAGCTTGGTGAGAACGATCTCTTTGGTGACAACATTGCCATTGAGGAGCAGAAAGAAACTCAAGGCCGTATGCAGGACGCTGAGGCCGACATGATGGAAGACTTGGAAATTGCAGCAGAGGAAGGTTTGTAATGCAAACCATCTGGCTCAAAGGCTACAAAGACAAGGAAGCTAGGAAGAAGGAAATCCTTTCCTATCGTAACGCCTACGACACCTTAAGAGAGGTGCTCGAAAAAGAGTACGAAGAGTCTGTCCCTGATTATGATTGTCCCTCGTGGTCTCATAAACAAGCGGACGTTAACGGTGCTAATCGTAAACTTCGTGAAATCATCAGCCTCATATCTGTAAAGGAGTAAACAATGGCTAACCCAACTCTTCCGTCTCGGTGTTACCGGATGGATTTCGACGACCTTTCCTTTGATGTAGAGGGCATTGTCGTCAACGATAAGGTGGTTGTATCCAGTCAACAAGCTAATGTTGCTGACTACACCATCACTTGGACCGCCAACGAACCAACCGCTGGCGATGCCGCAACTATCGCAGATGGGGACTCCCCCTCTGTGGCAGAAACTGGTCAGGCCATTGCGGACCTGACTGCAAAACTTAACGCGGTTCTGGCTATTCTGGAAGCGCATGGCCTTATGGCCGACTCTTAATTCCCAACCGTAGGAAGGAACTACCATGTCAGGCGTCTTTAACCAAGAAGAAGACTGGCTCGAAAAAGTCGTGCAAGAGAAAGGGGAGCAGTGGCAAGACCCGAAGGTAATCGCCAAAGGTTACGTCAATGCTCAAGAATACATCAAACAACTTGAACAGCAAACTGCTGAACTCAAGGAAGACCTCGGCAAGAAGGATTATGTAGAAGACCTTCTCAAGCAACTACAGGATAAGCAGGCAACGCCCCCCGCTGGGGAACCTCCTGTAGAAACCAACAGCGGCACAGGCACTGAAGGCAACACCAGCCAAGAGGTGAGTGAGGAAACTCTTAAGAGCCTGATTGACCAGACGCTAACTCAGCGTGAGTCTCAGAACACTGCTGCACAGAACCTCGCAGAAGCAGAGAAAAAACTCGGGGAGATGTTCGGTACTGAGGCACAGAAGAAGGTGGAGGAACGTGGCAACGAGTTGGGCATGTCTTTTGACAAGCTCAAAGAAATCGCTGAAGAGTCCCCTTCTGCTTTCCTCGAACTGATGGGTGCTCCTAAGAAGGTGTCTAATCCCGTCACTCAAGGAACCATCAACACTGACGCAGCGTCTTTTAATCAACCCTCAACCCGTGACTTCCAGTACTACCAGAAGCTGCGGCGAGAGAACTCTAAGCTCTACTACTCTCCCAAAATCCAAAACCAGATGTTGAAAGATCGGATGGATATGGGGGAAGAGCGTTTCTACAACTAAGGAGAGAACGTCATGGCTATGACGACTGGAAACACCTCTCTTCTCACTCGTGCTGAGATTTGGTCGAGCGAGCTTAAAGAGGTACTTCAAGACGACCTGATGGGTATGGGCTACGTCGATTTTCTGACGGAGTTCCCTGACGGTACTCAATTCACCATTCCGTCGATTGGTGACGCACTTGTTGATGACTACGTTGAAGATCAGGCGGTGAACTACCGTCCGCTCGACACGGGTGAATGGACGTTCACCATTGACGAGTACCTGTCTTCGGGTACGTACATCACCAAGAAGGCTGAGCAAGACATCTACTACATGAACCAGCTCGTGTCTGGTTTTGTTCCGAAGCAGCGCCGTGCAATCATGGAGCACTTCGAAACTACGATGTTTGAAAAGCCTGAAGCCATCTACTCGGCTAACGGTCAAGGTGCGATTAACGGCGGCTACCACCGGATGTCGGGCGGTAACTCTGGCAAGATTGAACTGGCTGACTTCGCGTACGCCAACTTCGCTCTTGACAAAGCCAACGTCCCGGCTGCCAACCGTGTGGCCATTGTCGATCCTTCTGTGGGCTTCACCTTCGAAACTCTGTCGAACCTCGTGTCGGTTGCTAACAACCCGATGTGGGAAGGCATTGTTTCGGAAGGTATCCACAGCGGTCTGAAGTTTGTGAAGAACGTGTACGGCTTTGATGTCTACGTTTCGAACCGGCTTCCGTCCGTCACTGACAACGCTCTGCCTGAGCGTGATGGATCGACCACCAACGACTTCTCGTCCACCAATGGCGTGGCTAACTACTTCTTCTCGGCTACGAGTGACATCCTGCCGTGGAAAGGTGCTTGGCGTCAAATGCCCGAAGTGGACATGGAGTACAATAAGGACTACCAGCGCACTGAGTTCGTAACCACGGCTCGCTACGGTGTCAAACTGTTCCGTCCTGAAAACATGGTGACTGTCGTTACCAATCCGACCATTAGCTAAGGAGGAACAACTCATGGCTTGGACTAACGAAGACGGCCTCGTGGTGCGCTTTGGCACCGAGCGGGGCGCAGTAAAGGACGAAGGCGTTACGGCTGAAAATGTGCACAAAACCCTTGTGCATAAGTTCACCTACGCTGATGTCGCCAACACTGACACTGCTGCGGCTGACCCGGAGTCTCCGGCAATCCCGGCAGGTTCGGTGATTACCCGTGCAGCTCTGTATGTCACTGACGCTTTTGTCGGTGCTTCGGCTGTGCTGGACATTGGCCTTAAAGTGGCCGATGGCACCAACACTGATGACGACGGCATTCTGTCCACTGGTATCGCTACCATTGACGCAGATGGTGACGTTGTGATTGGTGACGGTGCTCTTGTCCTGCAAGAAACTGTTCATTGCTTTATCTGAGTTGCTAGGCAGGCTTAATTACTTAGAGGCCGGGGGTGGCACATTTTGAAGTGGCCCGCTGT